GCGGCCCACGTCGTTCTTCGTGTCCGTCTTGAACACCGAAGCCAACGCCAGGCCCAAGGGCTCGGCGAGGGTCTTCAAACGAAAGGCCATGCCCACGGACACGGGGTAGAAGTTCTCCTTCTTGCCCTTGACGATGCTCTCGACTGCGTTGGTGGAGAGGAAAGACGCTTCGTTGTACTTTCTTGCCATATCTGCTGATCCTTTCTGTGAAAGAGGCCCGCCCAGAGATAGGCGGGCCTCATGGGAGACTGTATGCCGTCAGCACCTCTTAGGTGTTGCCGGGGTATGTGATCGTCATCGTCTTGCCGGAGCCGAAGGCCGTGCCGGTATTCTTCGTCGCTTTGCCCTTGAAGGACATCTCCGCGATGGTGTCACCGATGAGAGAGAAATCGCCGTCTGCCGTCACCTTGACCTTGTGGAAGTCGATGACGATGGGATCGTCTGAGTACGCCGCGTTGACGCCCTCGAACTTCAAAGCACCTTCGATGGTCGTGGTCGTCAGGCCGTTGACCTGCTGCGTCACCGTGGCACCCGCAGAGGCCGCAAGTGCGACGTTCAGACCCTTGCCGCCGGACTCTGCAATAGACGCGGCAGCGACGGTCGAGGTCGAAAGGATGAAAATCGTGCCGTTGCGACGATCGAAGGTGTAGTCCGTGCCCTCCACCATAGCCACGGGTGATGTCTGCGCCGTGGTGATCGTGAGGTTGACGCCGGGGGTGATGTCGTAGGCACGCACGCCCGAGGAGTTGCGGACTTCGTAGTATCGCCCCAAAGCCAGCTTGGTATTGGGGACCATCACCCAGGTCGTGAAGCCCGCAATGGCTGCGTTGGTCGCAGCGTTCTGATCGCCAGAGGTCCAGAGGGCGAGGTTCTCGAAGTTGATTTCATCCAGCTTGAATTTGACCTCGCAGTCCTGCGAGATCACAACTTCCTTGTCGAGTGACTTCACACCAGCGCGGCTGGAGTAGTGGTCGAGCACCTGTGAGGTGATCGTGAAGGAGAACTCGGGAGCGTTGCCCATGTCGCGGAACCCCCCAGAGGGGAGGCCCGTGGTGGCGTCGATCGCGGAGAACTTGAGGATGCCGCGAAAAAGGCCGTAGTCGTTCGTGTTGGCGGTTCCGGTTGCATTTGATCCAGGCATGTTACTGCTCCTTGGGGGCGGTGGGTGTTTATGTCCAGCCGGTTTCGGCTTGGAAGAAGAACTTACAAAGAGTGCCGACTGACGGCTTACCAAAGACGGGGTGACTTGGCTCAGATCGCAGAAGATTCAAACGAACCTGGCCAAGACGATTGGCGTTATCCGGGGGAAGGGTGAAGGGACGATCAAGCAGGCTTTGCTCAAAGGTTTCGAGCGAGACCTCGACATCCCATCGACAGAGCAACTCGAAGTTCCATGTCGTGCGACGGCGGGCGAGGCGGCGGCCCTGCTTCGGGTCAACATCAAACGCCGTACTGGGGATTTCGTTGCACAAGACAGAGGAAGGGGGGATGCTCGTCGCGGTTGACGGATCGACTTGGTTGGGCACGCCCGAGGCGTATGTGATGGCGAAAAAGGCTCCTGCTTTGGCTGCGGCGATGAGTGCTCGCTGAATACGCACCCGCTGAAGCTGTTTCGAGGAGGCGTCACTCAGCACGGCGTGCGCACCGACATCAGGAGTTACATCAGGGTCAGATACAGGCACGGGACACCTCCGCGATGCTCTGACCCATCTGCCATGTCGTCTTTGGTGTGCCACTGTACCCTTGGACTCCCGAGGACTCTTCCGCTTCTCCAGAGAGGAACGCCAGCCCCTCCGCGATCTCGGATTCCAGACGAGCAATTTCCTTGTCCGTGTCATTTCGACGAGCAAAGGGCGACGTTTCGTTCCAATCCTGGTTCTGTGCCCCGCTGGCGTCCATGAACAGGCTGGGGAGTTCTCGCATCAGACGCAGACGCACCATTGATGCTTCGACGTTATTGGCCTTGGTACGAACGAGAGCAGCCTGCGTGGTGGCGTTCTCGGTGTAGGCAATCGCAAGGATCGCCGTCACTCGGGACTCTCCCAGGGCGTAGATGAACTCGATCCGCGTTTCTTCCACGGCGCGATCAAGCACAGCCAGCGTATCTGACTGGGCAGCGGCAGTCAGGCGTAGGCGGGCCTTGAGGACGGCCATAGAGGAGATGAAAAGGGGCGTGATCGACATTGAAATCTACGGATCGTCTTTCGACGATTCGCAGATGTTGTGGTGTGCCTTACTTACGGAAGTCCTGGGAAAGGAAGGCTCTGGCCTCCTCGATCGTTTCCAGGGGCTTCGCGTCGGGATCGCGTTCGAGGATCATCACATTCAGCGCCGTCAGGTCGTCGTTCTTCGCCAGTTCTTCGGGGTCAAGCACCCACGGGGAAAGGTCGGGTCCCTTATTTCCCGAGGCTGCGGCTTCGTCTGCGGCCTTCTTTTTCGCAGCGGCTTCGTCCTCGGTGATCTGCAAAGCACGGGCATCTTTGCCGTTGCCTGACTGGCCGGAGATGACGAGGGGGCGGCTGTCTTTGCCAATTATCGTCTCAATCGACGGAGGCTTGATGCTCACGACGCCGGGGATTGCGTCGGGAATCTCCGGCGCGTTCACGGGCAAGAGGAAGCCAGATCGCAGGTGCTCTTGGATAAGCTGGGACGGCAGATCAGCATCCGTGATGACCGTACCTGAAGAAATGAGGTCTTTGGAGCCCGCACCCTCGGGAGGGAGGATGCAGCAATTCGGAGCGACTTTGAACGTGCGTGCCATGAGGGGTGATCCTTTTCCTTTGAAGTTTTCCAACAAAGGGTGCCTTGATCTTTCGAGCAAGGCTCCCCGGAGAAGAAGAGCGAGAAATCAGAGAACTCGTAGTCTGTGGGATCAATCAGGCTTAGCCGCTGACGACCTTCATCGAGACCGTCGCACCAGGGCGGCGGGGAACAGGCAGAGGACGCGAGGCAACAAGCTGGATGTAGACCGAAGGGTCTTCCTCTATCCATGACTTTGCGAATCGCTTGGTCTCGAACTGGCCCGACTGAACCGCGTTGAAGTCGGCGATCGAAGCGTAGTACATGATTCGCTGGCTTTCCTGCGAGGTCGAGACGAACTCGACGTACTTGCTGCGAATCATGTCGGTCGAGTTGCCCTCGAAATTCACGGTGCGGCTGTACTCCCAGACATTCAGCCCGGCGAAGCGACCCATGAAGAGGGCTCCCTTGTCGCTGAATTGCTGTTCGAGGGTGATCTGACCTGCTACAAAGAGGCCCGTGGTGAGGTTCAGCTTGGATGCCTTCAAACAGCGAAGGAAGTTGCTCGCAGCGGACGCGCCCATGATCGCGTCTGTCGGGGCAATGCCCACCTCGTCCGCCATAACCTTTTTGGCCGTGCGGAAGTTGTCTTCGAGGTTGGGGAGTGTGGCGTCCGAGTCATCCCAGAATGTTGAAAGGGTGATCGTATTCCCTGCGGGCTTGGGGAAAGTGATCGTGAAGACATCGTTGCCCGCGACGGAGTAGGCGATGGTGCCAACGAGGGCTTGGGCGCACATCCACTCCTCGGTGTTGCTCACATAATCGTTCATCACCTTGAGGTTTCGAGCGATGATCTCCTGCGCCGCCGACAGTTGCGTCTGTCCGTTCTGGACGTAGATCAGCGAGCCGGGGGTACGGCGGTAGAGGAGGTTGCTGGGCTGCTCAGGCTTCTTGATACGGATGTTCGGGGCCTCGACGATGCTCTTGCTCTCGCCGTAGCCCGTGACCATCTTGGCCTCACCATTCACACGAACGAACGGTGCGGTGTATCGCAGCTTGGTGATCGTGTTGATCTCGATGCTCTCGGTCGGCACGGTCTGCTCGGCAGACCAGAGGAGGTCCTTGAGGAAGCTGTTTGGCGACTTCATCTCGTTGACAACAGCGGTCATTGTCTGCCAAGAGACAACACTCATCACAGCAAGGTCAGCAGCAGAAAGAGGCATGGGAAGGTCTCCGAAGAGGGTTGTTGATCGAAGGGGAGCGTCGAGCCGTCAGAAATGCACGAGGCAAGAACTTAGTGGAAGAGGGGATCGCCAGTTGTGATAATGCCGAGTGCTCGGGCAGTGATGAGGGCAGCCTTGATCTGGGCAAGGGTGCCGCCCACAACAGGAATGTCATCAAGGTGGAACGTGCCTTCAAGGAAGACGTTGCCAAGGACGCTGTTGGTGGCGTCAAGCTGGATTGGGTCCCAGCCGACAAGTCCCACAACGGTACCTGTACCGTTTGCGCCGCCGGTTGCCCATGCGACGAACTTATTGGTCGATGTGTTGTAGGCCACGAGCGTCAACGGCGCGAGCAACTCGGCACCGGCGCTGTTGGCGAATTCCTTGGCTTGGATGACCTCGGGGATCGCGCGGGGGCAGGCATTGCTGGGCGTGACGGTCGAAAACTTCTCGTTCGCAGTGAAAGCCATGATGCAGGCTCCTTGAAAGGGTCGGAGGAAAGGGTCTTGCTGAAACGCCGGGCAATGCCTTACGCAGTCCCCGGCAATCCGCTTTTATGCCGTAAACGGCGAGCGGAGGGGTTTAGTGTTGACTCAGGCGGTCTGCTTCTTGGGCGACTGGCCGAGGAAAGCGAGCATGTTGCTGGCGGCAGCGGCGTGCTCTTCGGCCTTCTCGACGTTGACGAAGTGCCCGGAAAGTCCGTGCATGTTGGGCTGCTGCTCGCCGGTCTTGGTCGGCTGCTTGGACTGCTTCTGAAGCGTAGCAAGCTGCTTCTTGAGCACGCGGACCTCGGGGGTGTCGCTCTTGACGATACCCGCCTCTTCGTCGGAGACGCTGGGGGCCTCGGCAGCCTTGGCCATTTCTTCGACGAGGGCGAGGTGCTTCTCCAGAGCGACAGGATCATTGAAGTCCACCGTCGCGGAAAGGGCGTGGGTCTTGAGGAGGGTCGCGTGCTTGCGAATGTCTGCCGGGTTAGTCGGATCGCCCTTGAACACCGGAGCAGCCTTCGCCTTGTCATCGGCAGGGGTGTTCTTATCGGGAGCGGCCTTGATGAGACCTGCGGTCGTGAAGACAGCAGTGATGCCATCGGTGATCGACTTGGCGAGGGTCGTGTTGTTGTCGGCAATGGCCTTGGCGAGTTCAGCAGCGGTCATGTTGATGTCTCCTGTTGGCTCGGTCTTTTTGATGCCGAGGGTATTGAGTATCTTTGTGAGCAGCGAGGCCACAGCCCCTTCGGGCTCGTCTCCCTTGTTGACCTCGACCGTGGCGGGTCCGAGGAGAGAAACGCCGTTCCACTTCCCGTCCTTGTACAGCGTGCGGAGGTTGGGGTCGTCAATCTTGATGACGACTGCCCAGGCTCCCGTCACGTCCACGGGCTTGTTCGAGTAGTCCTTGAAGTCCGCAAAGCGGGGATCGTTCTTCTGCACGATGAAGGATTCAACCGTGTGTGCCTGATCTTTGGTCAGGGCCACGCCGTTGTGCTTCATGTCGAGGGCGAAACCGTCCTTCATGGCGTTGTAGGCCATGTCTTTGATGACTTCCGCAGAGGCGATGTCTCCCTGGGAATCACGGCTTTCAGGGGCATAGACGACGGCCAGCAATTCACCCTTGTCTGCGAAGTCAGCCCCGGCCTTGGTCAGCATGTCGAACGCCGCTGTGGCATCCTCAGACTTATACAGGACGGGCATCTGATTGGCCCCACGAGGAACCAGAGAGATGAACTTCGCACGAGCTTTGGTGATTCTTCGGCCCATGCACAAGCCTAGACTTTCGTGAAATCGAGAACAAGTGCCCTCGAACAGATTGCTACCGACCACAAAAGGCTTATATATGACACAGGCAGCCACAGGACCAACCGTTCAAGTTACTGATGTGTTTGCTCGACTCCTGACTAGGGAAACTAAAGCACTCTTCACAGGAAACACCAGTGCTTCCGAATTGTTGAAGAAATTGCAGCCTGAAACGACCTCGCTTGCCTCTGCCCAGAAAATCATGCCGGGTCGCAGGCCGCACCCGTTCAATATGCGTGCCGTCAAGAACATGCTGATGGGCAACATCCACCACGCGGCCTGCATTCACGCCAAGGTTAGCGCCGTGACCGGACTGGGCTTTGTACTCAACACCTCGACGGGCAACGGGAGCAAGGCCGATCTTTCCAAGGGTGCCGAGACAGCCGATGAACTGCTGAAGCAGCTTGGCGTGCAGCCTGGGGCGGCACAGCCCAACCAGTATGGGCTGGGGGGCAAGACGCCGGGCGGGAACATGATGGACCCTACAGGGGACGCGATGAGGCAGGCGATGCAGTCGCAAGCCGAGAAGATTTTGAACCCCCTATGCCGTCGAGGTTTCAACTACCTGCTGTCGCAGGTGAGTGAGGACTTCCAGCAAGTGGGGAGTGGGTACATCGAGGTCGTGCGTGAGGGACCGGGAGGCAAGATCATCGCACTGCACTACGTCCCTGCGGAGACGGTCTACATCAACGTCATGGACGATCAGTCTTGGACGTATGAACTGTGCGGCAACGAAGGGTACACACTCTCTGGGAATATTCTAGCGGCGTTTGGTGAATCGGCTTTGCTTGCCAGCAAGACCGCCGAAGGAAAGGCAATCTCAACGTTTGGGTATGAAGCACCTAAGCCAGGAGCGTCTGTTAGCGAGATCATTCATTTCTCGAACCCTTCGAGCATTGATCGGTTCTATGGTTTTCCCTACTGGCTCGCTGCTGTCGTTACGATTGAACTGAATCAGTGTGTCACGCAGCACAAGTACGACTTCTTCCTCAATCGCGGCGTTCCGGAGTTCCTCCTTTTCATCCTTGGCAAGAAGCTGCCCCCGAAAGATTGGAAGGTCATCACGGATATGCTCGATGCCCAGATTGGGCTCCAGAACAGCCATAAGTCGGTGGCGATGAATATCGAAGACCCCGACGTGAAGGTGCAACTCGAAAAGCTGGCAATGGAAGGTGCTGGCATGAACGACGGGTTCAACGAGATCAAGGACGTGCTGGCCCTAGACGTGATTGCAGCCCATCGCGTGCCCCCCCTTATCGCGGGGATCGTGCTGCCTGGGCGTATTGGTTCGGCCAACGAACTGCCCAACGCACTGATGCTCTTCCACCTGCTTGTCGCCGCGCCGGACCAAAAGCTGTTCCACACGACCTTGGGCATGACACTCGGCAACTCGGTCGAAAACGCAGGACTCGGTCTCCAGCCCGAGGACTTCGTGTTCAAGAGGATCATCGACGAGATGCAGCTTGGGCAGCTTGCTCAGATGGCGACTATCGGCGGGATGCGACAGACGTTGCCCGAAGCGCAGGCCCAGGGACGCGACTTGAACGCGGGTATGAAGAACTAAGGAGTAGGACGATGCCAAATAAAGCATTGCCTGTATTTCGAGGGGATGATGTGCTTCATGGTCATGCGATCTTCTGTCCGGGGTGCGGTCATGCGCACGTCTTCAACAGCAGAATGCCCAACAAATCTCCTGGCTGGGATTTCAACGGCAACCTTGAGAAGCCGACATTCACACCGTCGATGAGGGTGTTTTGTCCAGCAATGCACGGAGAGCCCGAACGAACGATCTGCCATTCATGGGTAACGAACGGCAAGATCACATTCCTCGAAGATTCGACGGGGCACACACTTCGAGGCGAGCACCCCCTTCCTGACTTCCCTGCGGACTACAAGGCGTGACCATCGAACGCGACCAAGCCCTGAAAGTGCGAATCGCTGATCGTCTTGCCGAAGCAGCCTTGGTCAAGGTGCGTCCGCAGATACCCTCGCAGACGCTCCAGGGTGCCTTGTCGATCGTCGGCGTGGCTTCGAGCAGCACCGATCGAGTCGAACGCCGGGTCAGCCTGCCTCACTACTGGGCCATCTACGTCCACGACGGTCGCGGCCCCTTCAACATGCCTGCCGGTCGCTTCATGTGCTGGTTTCGAGACAAGAACGACGACCCCCGGCTTGCCGGGGGCTATCCCGTGCGAGTCGCGGACCAACGGCACCTGACGCGGGAGGAGTTCAAGCATTTCATGCTGCTCAACCGCGTCGTTGAGCGAGCCGTCTATGGCAGGCTGCGTCGTCCGGGGGAGCCACAGGTAGGTCCGATGATCGTGACGAACAAAATCAAGAATCGAACGGCAGCTTCTCTGTTCTTCGACAACAGCAGGGGCATGGCCGGATTCGCTCAGGAAGCCAACACGATTGGCGAAGCAGCGTTTGCGTCGTTCATACGCGAGGAACTAAAGGACGTTCTAAGCCTGAAAATAACGACCAAGATCAGCTTGGGGTAGCCATCACATTGTCGGAGCCAGAGCCAGATGCTTCCGCAGGAGTGGCCCCATCGTTTCGTGCACGTTGCCGCCTAGTTCAAAGTGATCGGCAATAGCATCAGGGCAGATGTGCCGAACCGACTCCATCACGTCTGCGACGAAGTACGGACTAACGCCTGTGGCGATAATGACTGGGCAATGGGGTCTCTTCTTGTACCACGCCGCCAAGGTCGAGTAGCAATGTCTTGGTTGGAAGTTGCTCGTCATGGGTGTGAGAGCACTCATGTCAACAATGAGCAGGTCGCATCTGCCCTCGGTATCTACAGCAGAGAGCATATCGGAGAACTTGCGTTCACGGTATTGCGTTTTGACGGTCTCGTTGATGACATCCGAGTAGATGCCCATCAGATCGTCATCGTCGTTGACCTGGAAGATCGTTGTCATTGGTGTTCCTATGCCTCAGCCCCTCTGCGAGGCCATTGCTGCCGCGATGCCGGGGTACGTCTTTGCTCGAAGCATCGCGCGTTCAGCCGAAGGTCCGAGGTTGTTCTGCCCTGATGGTGTCTGGTTCGCCCTACGTGCCTTGTGCCCACCAAGAAGGACGTGTGTGTGAGCGGCGGAAGCCCGAATAGCCATAGGCACGTCTTTTTGCTGGCGTCGTCGCCAAACTGCCAAGGTTGAATGATCTGGTCAGGCTTGCGGTAGGTCGTGGACATAACGCCTACGGGGTTCTCGATGACGCCTTTGCCGATCTTCTCGCAAAGAGCAACGCACTCCATAAAGAACTCGATCGCACCTTCTCGCAGTTCAACGGCCTGTTCTGCGGTGTACTTCGAGCAGCCACGCTTCATATACGTGTTTGCGACGGTCAGGTAGGTGCAGTCAGGATGGACGATGAAAATGTCCCATGCGTAGCGTGTCGCAACCGATCGCACGTCCTCTTTGAAATGCTTTCCGGGGGCTTCGACGAGATCGCATGACCAAGCGTTGTGGCCGCGTTTGGCAAATTCGTCTCGAATGATGCCGAAGCGTTCGCAGCCGATGAGGACGTTCATGCTTTCGACTCCAACGCGGCACGCTCCTGCTGCCACTGCTTCTTCCTGTTCCTCTTCAACCACTCATCGCGGCACCAGAGAGCCAAGCCGATCGAATCGTTGACGTGCTTCCAGCCCGGCATCCGAATGTCGTCGAACCCCTCGGGCTTCTCGGGCACGATCGACGGGACGAGGTAGGGAACGTCACTGCCGCGAACCTTGCCGGTCCAGCCCAAACGCTTGTAAATGTGCCCGTGGTGCTGCTTCTTGGGCACGGAGCCCTTCCACGCCTGCGGCGAAGGGAAGTAAAGCACTGCCCAGGGGAAGCACATGGTCAGGGTTCCGGCTACTGCTCCGGCTGCGTTGGCAAGGAAGACCATCGAGCGAGGACTCTTGGTCTTGGCGGCTCCCGCCTTTGCGCCGTAGACCTCTTGGGCTTCGACGGCAATGCCGACGACGCGGTAGGCTTGCTGGGCTTCGAGGCTGATGTCGTTGTTCGGCGTCTGAAGGCAGCGAATATCCCCCAGCAAAGAGGCAGGGTCGTTGAGAGCATCCTGTACAGAGGCAAAAGATGACAGGATAGCCTCCCTGCCGGAGAGTCGCAACGACTCCTTGACGGGGTTACGTGACCACACGAACACGAGGCGTCCCTGTTCATCAACGCCTGCAACAGAGGGGGTCTGTGTGTCGGGATCGGAGCCAAGGAAGATCATAAATCCAAGCCGGGGGAAGCAACCCTCGGCCCAGATGCCGTGCTTCGGCTGTCTTGCGGCCTTTCGGCCAAAGCAAGGGGCTGTCTTTCGACAGCCCTTTACCAGACCAATTCTTAGGGACTCTTGCGATCCTGCACACTTCGCAGGGCCGCTCCCCTCGGGTCTGTTGTACTTTTACCGTGCCTTGTCGAGCATCACCACAACGACCTCACCGCCGTCGTCAACTAGTGCCGTTCGCTTCGCCCAGCGGAGGCCTGCTGGCGGCTTCGGCGCACGAGCACGGAAAACGCTGTTGAGCCGGTTGTGGAGCACCTCGGCCTTGATGCCCTTGGGCACGTCGATCTGAATGGGCCTGGAGTCCTTTCCCTTGCCTTCGATCAGGGCCTTCATCTGCTCCAGTACCTCGCGGTACTGAGCACTCCTGCCGCCTGTGAGGGGCTTGAACTTGATGCTGTCGAGGGCCACTCGGCTGATCTTCAGATTTGATCCGCCTGTGCTGGTTGTCTTGGGGGCTTTGGTCTTCGTCGCGGTCTTCACGGGGGCCTTCCTTTTCGTCTTTGACATTGAGTACCTTACCTTTCTGCGTAAGCCTAGGCACCAGCCTATGGCGGGTCAAGTTGCCGATGCGATCCTGCGATTAGCTATTTCTGTGTACTCGGGACTCTGTTCGATCCCGAAAAACTCAAACCCCTCTTGCACTGCGGCCACACCTGTAGACCCTGACCCGCAGAACGGATCAAGCACGTTTCCTCCCTTGGGCGTGACTAAGCGGCAGAGGTAACGCATCAACTCGTTCGGCTTCACAGTCGGATGGTTGTTGCTCTCGCCCCTGTCCTTGTTGCTGGCCTTGGCACAGTAGAAGAACTTGGCCCATGCCTCTTCGAGGCCGTCGTGGATCGTGTTGGCGGGGTGCTTGCCCTTGGCGTGTGCGTGTTTCCTGATCTCCGGTGCCTCGCCCTCGGAGAAGAACTTGACTTTTGCCAAACCTGTCGCGGTATGGCTTTTCCAAGGTTCTGATGCAATCCTCGCCGCGTCAATGTTCAACGCTCCCGTCCGCCAACGCTGCACGTTCTCCGCAACCGTGCCATCGAACGGCTTGCGTGCGAGAACGATTGGTTCGTGCGATGGCTTCAACGCTGTTCCCCAACCCTCCCACTCCTTCGCTGCGGCTGTTGCGGGTGCTGTTACGGGACTGTGAATCGTCTGCCCGCTCTGACTCTTCTGAGCGTCTCCGTGTCCCCTGCAAGGCTCTCCTCGCTCAAGGTACTCGCAGTAGGTGTTGCCCATCCCCAACACTTCTCGCTCTGCGCCCGCTGCCTTGTCGATCGCCTTGCTCACGTCCATCGACTTCGGGAAGCCTGTGCCGTAGAGCCACATAATCTGGTCCCTGATCTGGAACCCAGCGTCCTCGATCGCACACGCGAGTCGGTGGTATGTCCTCGACCCACCAAACGCGAGCAAGTGACCTCCCGGCTTGAGAACACGAAGAGCCTCCCGCCAAAGTTCCACGCTGTGGGCGATGCCCGTTGAATCCCACGTCTTGCCCATGAAGCCGCGTTCGTAGGGTGGATCGGTAACGATCGAATCCATGCAGTTGTCGGGCATCAACCGCATCTCTTCCAAGCAGTTGCCGTTGATACACTCGCCGGTCGCCATCACGCCACCCCCTTCTTCGGTTTCGGTTCCCACACCGCAAGCCTTCCCTGCGTGTCGAAGACGGGCTCTGCGGCCTTGTCCCAACGACGCATCAACACTGCGGCTGTGCGGGTCGCTACGTTCGGAGTCACAAGCTGCATGGATGCTTCCATGATCCTCTGCATCTCCTTGATCCTGTTGTGCCTCAACCAGAGGGCTTCATCGCTGCCGTCGCCCTCCTCGATCTCTCCGATGTTCTCATCGTGAACGAAAAGAATCGGTCGGACGGCACCACCGTACAGGATTGATCCCATTGAAGGATCAAAGCAGGCACGAACAATATTCGCATTTCCAGTGATTGCCCCTTCGGCAGATGGGCTCTGCAAGCCCATTCCGTTTGCGATCGCACAGTAGTTGCAATTCGGACGGTGCATTCCAAATGGCGTCGTGTAGGCATACTTCACGTTCCTCTTGGCCTTGCCCTCAACCTCGACCATCACGGCGTCGTGGTTAGGATCGACACACTCGTCGTTGATGTGCTTGAAATACTCGGGCATCTCGGGGAATGTGTCAAGCCAAACGTCTTTGAGCAGCTTCGCTGTGTCGAGGTCGATCTCCACCTGGAATGTGCTCTTGGCGTAAGCCACGAACTTCTTAGCGCCCAGACCACCGGGGTAGCCGAGGCCCGTGGGCTTGGCCAGCTTGCGGTAGTGCTTGAAGAATGCCTGCTCGTCGGTATCGCCTTTGGCTGTGGTGCCGAACAACCTCGCACGCTCGTCGGGCGTGTTGGCGTTGTTCTCATCGCAGAACGTCTGAAAACCCCCGTGTGAGGCGTAGGCGATCTGAGCGCCCAGGAAAGCGTGCACGTCCTCGCCCGCGTTGATCTTCTCGGCCAGCAGCGAACGCCCGAAAAGATCGAGGCATTTCTGTCCCAACGTGCAAAGTTCCATCTGGCTGATATCTATGCCAAAGAGCAGCGTACCCGGTCGAGCAACGACAATGTTCCTGACCTTGGGGTGGACGTTCTGGCAGTTGAATGAAGGGTACAGGGGCTTCTTGCCTGCGTAGCTGCTAGTGCGTCCCGTGACCTTCAGGATATCATAATTCGGGTGGATGACTGGGGCTGTCTTGCCGTCCCAATTCATCCTTGGAATTTCGGTCGTGACCAACTTCTGAAGGCTCTGTCGGTGTGCGTACTCGCTTAGGGTTGGGTCGCAGTCCGCCCATTCTTCGAGGAATGCTTTATCAAGCTGCAACTGACCATCGGGGAACTTGGCTGTCGGCGCTGTGTACTTCAGGCCCTCCAGCATTTCGGGGTCCTTAGCCGCGAGGTCCATGACGTACTTGGCGAAGGCCTTTTTGTTGACGCTCTCCTCCTTGCCTTGTGTCATCTTCGGCGTGCCGTCTGGATTCTTGGCACCGCGAGCGTGTGGGCGGGGGGGCTCGGCAGGCCGCAGGATACCTGCGGCAATGATCTTCTGCATTCGCTCGGGCTTGAGTTCTTCGAGCAGGAATGCCTCGACCTTGGCCTTCTCCTCGGGATCAACCATCACGCCCCACGAGGTCTGAAGGAGCAGGCAGAACTCGGCCATGACGCGGAAATCTTGCGTGAGGAAAGGGTCGATGCCTCGCTCCTCAATGCACTTCAAACGACGAATCTCCTGCTGCTCGTGGATGATGAGACAGTCCACCGAATCACCGATCGCATAGTCGATCGCTTCCTTCGGCCAGTCCTTCATGGGCTTGCCATCGAGCATCGAGTAGTTCAACCGCCAGATGTCATCGCCTTCCTTCAGGGCCGACTTATCGACGCCGGTATAGGCCTTGAGCAACCCAGCCTGGGTGTAGTCGATGTTGCCCGAGGACTCGTCTTCGGTCAGATAGTCGATCATCCCGTGCAGCGTGAGGTTCAACAGCTTCTCTCGAATCTTGGTGCAATGCACGCGGCCTTGCTCCAAAGCGTTGAAGATGTCTGTGACCTTGTGAGGGGCGTAGTGGAGCGTCACACCCAGGTCGAAGGAGGCGTTGTGCGCCACGGCGAGCAGAGGACGTGCTTCAGGCACCGCAGGGAAGAGGGCTTCGATCATCGGTTCGATGCTGCCGGAGTCGCCTGTGACGGCAAGTTCGGTCTGCGGGGGCTCAGAAGGAGCCCCCTCAAAGGCGATCGACAAGCAGACACCCTTGGGGATCACAGCGTCAGGGCCGATCAGGTGCGACTCCCAGTCGAAGCCGCAGCGGTAGACGGTGGGGAAGAGTTCAGGCATCGACAGAGGCTCCTTGATAGTAAAACAGCCGCACGCCTTTCGACATGCAGCCGTTCGAGAGGCTCAGGTGGTCGGGACAAAGGCATCACGAGCAGCGGCGGCGAGGGCGTTGGCTTCCGCCTGGGTCTTGCCCGCTGCGAGTGCGTCGGTCATGGCGACTTCAAACACCGCTCGGCGCTGAAGGCCATGATCCGGGTAGGCCCACGCGACGACTGTGGGATCGAGCGTCTGCAACGCCTCGGTCGCAGGTATCTCTCGCTGATAGTCAACGCGAGTGAAGGGGTGCCCAGCCCTGGTCGTGATGTCCGTGGCCTGAAGGTGGAGGATCGAGCCCCTCAAAGGCTGTACCGCACCCGCTGCGGGGTCCTCGTTGGAGATCGCCAAGCACATCTGTTCGAGTGCTTCGTCGTCCTGCAACTCGGCCTCGGACACGTCGAGGATGTTCTCCAAGAAGCCCTTGAGGTTCGGCAAAAACATATCCTTGCCGTTACCGAAGTTCGGCAGGAGGTGCGTGACGGCCTCGTAGACAGTGTGCGGGTCCTTGCCCGGCACCGACCCCCCGAGCACCTTGAGCACGGTCATCTCGATGGCGAGGAGTTCGCCCTTGCGGCCCTTGTCGGCCTTGAACTTGTCGAGACGAAGAATCAGGTTGCCCGGCCTGAGATAGTTGGCCGACTGAGATGCCTTGGCCTTGCCCAGGCCCTTGAAAATACCTGCCGCCTTGGGATCAAACTTTGCCGCGAGACTCATAAAAACTCCTTGCCCCCGTGGGGCGATATGCCCTTGTGCGGGCGTGATTTGGTTTAGTTGACGGGCAGCCCCATGAGGGCAAGGACTTGATCGTCCGTCACACCCCTACCCTCGGACATTTTGACCCCTGTGGCCACAAGCCCCGTCACGGCAGACCCCATGATCTTGAGGGCTTGAAGGAGATCAGTGCTCGGAGGAAACTCTACCACGCACCGGACTCCCGATTCACCTCTAACCATCTTCATCTCGAAGATAGTCTGCTGTGCTTCTACCTGTGGTGCCTTGTCTTGATCGTTCATCTTCAACCGCCTTTCTTTTCAAACCGCTCAGTCAAAGCGGCCTGCATTTTGGTACTGGAGCCCCGTAGCTCAAATCCGCGTTCTCTTAAGACAGCCGCAGGAAAAATCTTAGGCAGGGGATCGTAGGCGGCATAGATCAACTTCTGCCTGTTGCCCGTAGTCTGCTGCACATACAGGGCGTCGTTCAGGCAGGCAGCAAAGTTTAGCTCGTCGAACTCGTGTGTCAAGTTGGTGTAGACCCGAAGTTCGTCGGCCCTTTGGCCGTTCCTGTGGGTCCGCCCTAGGGACTGCTCTGCAAGGATGTCGCTCCTCGGGAACTGCATGTAGTATTGGTGCTCGAAGTGCTGAAGGTTCTTCCCTGTACCGTGAGACCCCAGAGAACAGACGATCTTCTTCCGGGCATTGTCGGGATTGAGAATCTTACCGTCAGCGCCCGCAGGGCAGTGGATCGAATCGAACCCCGCGAGTTCGAGCATTTCGTGTGTCCACTCGCCTAGCTCTTGGTGCCAAACCCAGATCAAGCACCCTTCATTTCCTGGGCCTTCCTCGCCTCGGAGCCATGCAATTAGTGCGTCGATCTTGTAGGAGCATACCCGCACGGCCCTCGAATCACGTTCGGGCATCCCCTCGAACTTGCAAGCGTGCCAGTACGCCCAAAGGTCGTAGATTGCTGATCCGACGTTTTTGGCACCGTTGCGTGCCATCTCGTTACCCGCGAGCATTGGTGTGTCCATGCCGCTCTGGCAGTCGTCAGAGTCAAACCACTTCTTCAAAGCCTTGTGGTATTCCTGCCCTGCGGCGTGGTGGATTTTCGCACGCTCCAGCATGTCCTTGGCTGTTTCTAGAGGCAGCGTCTTTCGTTTCGCGTACTCCTCGGGTGTCGGCCACACGAGTTCGTTGTAGAAGCCTGCGGACAGTTCATAGAGCCACTTCCATGTGTGGATCGCGTGGTCAATCGGATCACCGTTGGGCGTGAGCCACTCGTCGTTGATTCGATCTATCAGGACTTCAAGTTCAGGCCACCCCACGGCATTCTCGTGCCCCTTGACAGGCCGGTTGCAGATGATGAGTGATGTGCCAATCTGCGCGTCTCCCGAAGCGACGACGCCCGGAGAAGTTCGTAGGCGATCCTTGTACGCACGGCGAAAGCCCTCAACAGACATGGGGTAGTGGCTGGGGTCTACCTGCGTCTTCACTGCCCAGCGAACCAGCGGGGCCAGAGGTCCAGCGCCGCCCTTGCTGTCCTCACGGGATTCGGGCTGGTCGTTGCCCCAGATCGAACCTTTGGTTGCCTCTGCGTCGATCACCGCTCCCCACTCCAAGGCAAGAGCCTTTGCGTTGGGGAGTGGGTTGTAGTCACGAAGGCACCAGTAGATCAGGTGCCAGTAGTCCTGCACGGACTTCGAGGTGATCGTGCCGGACTGGCCGACGCCGAACCTCTCAGCGCCCGGTTCAGTGACGAACTTGATGAATCGCCGGGTCCTCGCTGCCGCCATATTTGCGAGGTTGTGAATCTCGTCCATGATGACCAGTTTGGGGTCGATCGACTGGAGCAGGTAGTCGGTGTCTTTGGTCGAGAGCAGCGGATATGTCAGGATGTACAGGCCCTTCTTACCACTCTTCGCCCAAGACTTGCGGTCGTTCATCGGTCTACCTGCGACGACGTTGATCGGCATATTCACGGGGATCATCGACCGAATCCAGGGGATGTCCACCTCGACAAGCTGCCCGAGAACGGCAGAGGGTACAAACAGGCAGGGGCGTTGAACTCCCGACAAGAACGCCTTATTAGCGATCATGATGTCGTTCAGAGTCTTGCCCCAACCAACGCCGATAGGAAAGAATCCTCGACCGTAGCGATCGAACGCACGCCCCGCATTGGATTGGGTCTCGAACAGCCGCTTGCCCGCGTCGAACGCGGTGGCCATCATGTTCTGGCGGCAATAATCTTCGTGCTCTTCCTTGCTCATCCACTCGATGACGGGCATCTGTGTGATGCGGTGAATATCAGGGTAGCCGTCGTAGCCGTCAACGTTTGCCTCGCAGACCGCTTGCAATCTCTTCAGCTTTGAAGGCTGCGAACCTACCAAGGAAGGGGTAGTTGGCTGTGTAGTTGGTGCAAGTAAAGCAAATCTTGAGAGCCGCCTCGGCGGGATTGTCTGGGGCGTAGGCGTAGCGGGGGCACTGGTGCCTTGGCCAATTGAGATACTCAAGTTCTTCAGGCCAGTTGACGCCTTCGAGAAAGGCACCGGGGTAGACGCGGACATTGCGGCGAGACGTTCGAGTTTGCCCATAGCAAATCCGCCATGTGATCCAACTGCCTGCGAGGAACGCCAGGGCAGCACTGCCAAAGCTGTACAAGAAGTGTTCCATCTAAACCGTGGTGTGCGATTGCTCACACACCACGGGCACCGTTCGGCGAGTCGCCGTCCATAGCGACTAGGCCGTTCCACCAATCCACCAACGTCTTACATGCCGGGGAAGCCGATCTCCATCGAGGCGTAGGGCCTGATCGCGTCGAGCAGGGCCTTGATGTCGCTCGCGCCGTTGCCGATGCCACTGGCATCAACGAAGTCCTGACCAAACTCATTGCAGATCATCTCGGCGTTTCGTGTGAACACGTCACGCCTCTTGAAGACATCAATATCGTAGTACGATGCGACCTTGGTGTCTGCGGCGATCTCCGCAGCCAGCCGCACGAGGACCTCGGAGAGCCTGTGACAGCCACGACCGCCAGAGGTGCTCTTCTTCTGCTCCCCGCGAGTGATGGGTGTGTAGATCAGGATGAAGCCCTTCTTCGGACGGCCCACAGAACCCTTGATGTTTGAGATGTCACCAACCTCGGTGTCGCTGTCGGGCGTCGGGGCAGGGGCCGGAGTAGGGGCCGCAGGGGCCGGAGTAGGGGCCGCAGGGGCCGGAGTAGGGGCCGCAGGAGCGGCTTGGACGCGGACCTCGCTCTTGACGGGCGAAGACGCCGGGGCGGGCGACTGGCCTGCCAGGGGGGCAGCAGGGGCCGTAGGCGAGGCAACGGCAGCGTCGGCAGCGTCCCGCTCTTCCCAGAAGAACCAGCCGTCGCCAGAGGGGATGATAACAAAATCCTTACTCTGCAACCTCCCCTGCTTCGCGGCCATTTGATCACAGATTGAGCAAGGGTTGCCCCGAGTATTGAACCCCTTGCCTGCACATGCGGCGCACTGGGGGTTGGCCCAAGGGGGCATGGCTGATCCTTCGGGGATGTTGAATGTGAACCGCTGCACGGCGGCGGCTGCGGTGACAGGGGCCGCAGTAGGAGTCACCGCGACCGGCTGCGGCACGGGGGCAGGAGCAGCCGGGGGCTGCTGCGATACCGCTGGGGGATTGACCGGAACACCACCAGGTACCGCCGTAGCTCCTGCTCCTGCCAACGCTGCGATCTTTGAAGAGAACCGTCCTGTGTTTGGAGTCGCCATTTCTAATCCTTTTTCTGTCTCGCCCGATGCGGGCTGTTTCATCTCGGCACCCTCACACGAAGATGCCTTCAATCTTTGCAGTAAAACACCCTTCTGCGGAGGACCGTAGGACACCGCAGGAGCCGAGTCAAGCGTCGGGCTTAGGGTCTTCTTAGATAGTTTCTCGAAATCGTCCTCGCTGATCCGGCCCGCACAGATCGGTTGATACGGACAGCCGCCGTAGGCGTTGCACGCCTTGCTCTTGTTCGCCGGGTCGGGGATGTCATTCCATCGCTCAACAAAGGCTCGCTGCTTGGCCATCGCCTCCGCCTTGGGCACTAGCCAGTTCTTCCACCATTCCTCTATCGTCTCACGAGCGACCTGCACCTCGGTCTTGCGTACTCGCAGGTCCTCGGGGTCCTTGACAAACTGATTATGCCGGAGCGTGATAAAAGCAGGCAGCGGGGCGTTCTTCGACTTCAGCCGAGCAAGCAGCACATTGCCGTAGATGAGCATCTGCGTGTTCTCGACCAAACTGGCTTTGCTCTGCGCCCACTTGATTGCCTTCATCGTCTTGTGGTCCTGCACCGTGTCATCGGAAACGCAGTCGATGAAGCCCATGATCCTGACCTGAACGAAACCCTCGCCGTTGCAGGGAGCGCAGGCAATGTCCTTGACTTCGAGTTCGTCGAGGCCGCTGGCGTTGCACTTCCAGCAGGGCACCTCGACAACGTGCATGTTGAACTGGCTTTCGACCGTGCGGCCAGGGAGCCGCTCGACCACGCCCGATTTGATTGCCTCGATCATCAGCTTCTTGATGAGTTCCTGGTCCCCGAGGCCGACGCTCCCCTCGCTCGGCTGCCCGAACTTGCTTTCTGCAACCTCCCAGCCGGGCGGATAAAGATCGACCGCGAGGCCTGTGCTCGGGTCCCTGCCGTTGTCGTCGGCTTTCATGTACCGCTCGATGACGCTGTGCAGCACCGTGCCGAAGACCTGAGCGCCCGAGGCGAACCCCGCGTCCAGCTTGCGGACCTTCGCTAGCCACCACTTGCGGTTACAGAGGTCGAAGGTCTCGTACTGCGTGGCAGAAGTGACGAACGACGGACGCAGGCGGTCTTGCTTCCACTGGGGCAGGGAGATGTCGGGCTTGAGGTGGGTCATAGTCTTTCTGCCGTAGCACTCCGAAGAAAACTAAGATGCAAAACCACATCACTCTTCTCTGCTTTTGCCATGCTCGGATGCGTCTTTGTAGCCAAACGCGACAAACATACCGTCCTTAGCACAAACCACGTATTGCTTTGTTGGCTCGTTCACTTTTGATCCTTTTTACGGTCTTGACTTTGTTCTGATTCGGTCCCTATGACGGGATCGCCGATTATCCTACGACTTTGGCCTGTTTTTGTCAAGCGAGGCTCTAAGGCCGGTACCGAATCTACGACTGTAACAGGTCCCACCGTCTTAGGCTCGCGTTCGATCCACACCCCCTGCCTGCGGGCGTACTGCTCGGAGAGGAGCAGACTCAGACGATCATTGCCGAAGCCGTCTTTCTGCGCCGCACGCAAGAGCAGTTCGAGGTCGATCTCGTGCCAGTGATGCCTGCCTGCTTTCCTTGCGGGGTGCTCGTACCTGTCTCTGGTCGATCCCTCGACAACGAGCGAACGAAGCACATCGTTGATCTTCTGGAGCGTCAGCTTCTCGCCCCTGGCCGATGCTGAGAGGGTGTTTCTCCAGTATTCGAGGATCGCCGCTGCGACGACAAAGACGCTGCCCTTGTCGATGATGAGACCGAATCGTTCTCTCTTCTGCTCGATCATGAGACATAGGCACTCGATCACCAGCGGGGTTGCCCCGCCGCTCATGCGCATCTCTTCGATCACCTGCTGCTGCGGGTCGCCCTCGACGAGCAGTCGCGTGCCCAGAGGTCCCTTGCGATTGGCATGGAGCCAGAGGAAGTGCCTCGCCACAACGAAGTCTGAAGGCTCCCCGCCGTCGCCTTTGATCCACCTCCTGCCTTTCTGTGCCGTGTGGGCAAGTCCTCCTACGGCTCGCAGGTGCCTTGCCCCCATACTTCCCAGCTTGATGTGCTTGAGCCGAATGGCCAGTGCGGCGCGGTCTTCGGGGGAAAGGTCCCTGCCACCTGCAAGCACATCGACGACGCGGCAGTTGTTCGCGGTCAAGAAGATTCGCATCGGATTGGAGAGTCGCACGGGCGCTAAGTACCTGCGATTGACTTCCAGCGTGTCTCCTGAGACGATCTCTCGGAACATGTCGGCAGGATGCTTGCCCTTCGTGCCTGGGGGCCAGCCCTCGTTGATGACGAGGAAGGGGCTTTCGAGGATGCCGTACTGGTACTGTCCTGTCAGGTCGCTGCCCGTTGCAACGCAGGGGTTTTCGAGTGTCTCAGCAAAGCCTTGAGTCAATAGCTTTTTACCAACGCCGGGGTCGGCCTCGATCGACAGGGCGCAGATGGGGCCTTCGTCAAAGGCCATTGCCCACGAAATCCAGTGATTCATCTCGGGGTAATATTCCCCGAAGAGTGCCTTGAGCCAGTTGTCTACGTCCTGGTCGTACTGCGGGGACAGCTTGGGGTTTCGCCTAAAGCTGTTGACGATCAAGGTGCTGCCTGTTTGATCTGTGTTTTCGAGCATCCCTCCCTCTAGTTGCGGAACTGCTCGAACGCTGGAGACGATCGTGGCGTGCTTGGCGATCAGCGTGGTCACAGGCAAATCGACCATACGCACATCGCCTTGTCCCGGTCTTTCTGTTTCGATGATCTTGTCGAGGCCTGTGATGCGGATACGCGCCAAGAGTTGGTGGGACCCCACGGGGCTTGGATCGAACCACCCGTCAGGACGAATGAGGTAGTATGTGTTCAGGTGCGAAACGATGCAATGTCTGCAAATCCACTGCATCTGCCACGCTTCGAGTTCCTCGCCTGCCGGGGCGTGGAGAAAGCTGGTATCCTTGCACCACTTCTGCACGCCATCAAGCAGTGATCTACAAAGCTGCTCCGCGTCCATTTGGGCGGCTACGACCTTGGCCTCTTCCTGTTTCTTCTGCTGTGCCTCAACCTGTTGCCGGGTAGCTTGCTTGGATTTCTCCTTGGCCCAGAGTCGCTTGATGCCGGACCAGAGCACCGAGAGCCAGTCGGGCGTCCCTGCATCAGGCGTGAGTTGTTGCACGGGGTCTGCAAAGAGGCCGTAGATGTGCTCCTCGGTCGTCTCGGGAATCTCCATCAGCAGCGAGACCGCAGCACCGAGGTAGGCGTGCAACGTGTTGTCCCTGTCTCCCTTGTCCGCCAGTGGCTCATTGTTGAAGAGGCAGTTGTAGCAGTTGCGGCCCTTGAGACGCTGCTTGGCCTTCTGGTACCAGGGCGTTGAGAGCATCTGGCCCCCTCGCCCGAAAGTTCGGATGAGCGAGAGAGCATCGTCGAGCCGGGGCATGGGTGCCGCAGAGAGGATGATCGGTGCCGCGTACTTTGGGATTTCACCACGCCCAGGGGTGTCAGGGTCTAGCTCAAACGAGCGAAGGAAGGGAAGCGATGCGACTTTGATCCGGGGTCGCTGCCACTCTTCGAGGACCAAGAAGCAAGGACTGGCCTCGGTATCCTCCCTGCTTGACGTCTCCGCCGTTGGTCCTGGGACGACACGCTGAACTCGCGGGAGCCTGAAGCAGCGGGACCAGTCAAAACACTTCTTATCGGCGAGGATGCCCACGCGGATAAAGGCCTGAATCACCGCTCGCGTTCGTGCCTCGCACTCGTCTACGCGGATCGGCTCGTCGAGGAGGTAGATCAGCCGGAAGCCACACTTCGAGGTGTAGAGGCAATGCCACTGCATGACCAGCGGATATTGCTCGGCTGCGATCATGAACTGATCGAGGCCTTCGGCTCTGGTTGCTTTCGTCAGCGGCTCGTGGTCTTTGTTGTCGATGTCGAGGACGATCATCTGTGTCAGGACATCAGCACCCTTGGCGCGGAGATGTCCTAATGCGGGCTTGTTTATTCGAGGCCAGATGTCCGAGCCTGCGCCCACGACCCAGTAAGGCAGGAAGTGTGCGTCGGTCGGCCAAGGGGTGTTTATGGCTGTGTCGATCGTCGCTGGCGTCAGCGGAGCTGCCTCGTCGTCCAGCGCGTTGATTCCGGCCATCTCTCGGATGGCCATCACGCCGACGAGAGGCAGCGGCTCGGGGGTCGCGATCTGTTCTGCATGGACGGTGTTCAAGGTGGTGGGCCTTGTGGAGGATCGGGGTCGGTGGAGGGATGCTAGGCAGACTGCCTGCGGGAGGAGTGCTCGGGGACATTTTCCATCTTGTTCGGCTTGTCTGCGGCTCGTAGAATTGGAGGGGGTCAATCGCTCATATTGTTCAGGTCGTCGGACAAGGGAAGCACCTTGCCGCACGCCAGGCACCGCCGCTCTGATCCGGCAGTCGAGTGGCAGTGCGGGCACATCGTCCCCTGCTCGTAGAAGATCGCGATGCCTCGCGGAACCCCCTTGGGCAGCTTGCGGTCCTTGTTCCCTTGTGCCGCGTTCTCTGCGTTCGTCTTCAAGCAGAGGTGCTTGGGGTTCACACATGAGGGGTTTCGGCAAGTGTGGTCCACCGTCTGCCCTTCGGGAATGTCCCCGACGTACAAGGCATAGGCGACCCTATGCGCCCACTGCTTTTTGCAGATGCCTTTGGCCTTGGCTGCGGCCTCTCCTACGTTCATGCTGCCGTAGCCCTTTGGGTCGGGCTTGCCTTTCCACAAGTGACAGGCATCAGGGCCTTGATCGACTTGGGGGTCGGTATTTTTCGCCAAGATGCGTGCCGCAGAATGAGGCAAGAGGTCACGGGTTAGGCGTGCGGGGGGTTTGATCGGCGGCACGAGATCACTCCTTCGGCATTGCCTTCTGTGCCTTCTCCAACGCCGCACGGCCTTTGTTCTGCCTCTCGACCGATGCCTCCCAGATGTCATCGTCTCGAAGGGACCGAATCTTCTGCCGGATGATTCTGTCGAGTTCCTTGGGGGGCAGAGCGTCGAGTTCCCAGGACTTCGTGCCAAACTCCGCAATGTACTTCTTGGCCCTGGAATCTGTCACCTTTGCCGGGTTCGGCGGCGGCTTGAACCTCCTGTGGTCGGCCCATAGGTCGTTCGCGTACTGGGGAACGACCGACTCCATGAACTGTGCGGGGCTATGCCAGTGTGGGTTGCCTCGAAGGTCCCGCGTGAGGTCTTCAATGCTGTTCCAGTCGATCAGTCCTGCAAGCCGGGCGTCGTTGATGACGCCACCGAGGGACTTGTAGGACTTCTGGGTATTTGGGATGAGGTCCTTCTGCACGAACTGGTAGTACAACTGCCGCAGTGTCAGGGCGAAATCGTACTGTCCGATGATCTCCAAGGCCTGAGCGATGATCCTCTTGCTCGACGCCTTGAAATTGAAATCCATGTACTGAATCCGTGGCATGTGGTGATCCTTTGTTGCGATACGTTCTACGACGGTCAGCCTCTTATTCTTGTGCAAACAACGGCAGCGTCGGCTCCGCTGCCTTCGGCGATTTGATGTTGAACTTGTCGCGGAGGTGCCTTTCGAGGGGCACCTCCTGCTCGACTCCTCCATTCGATCGAACGTAGACGTACTGGCATTCGCCGATCTCCGCGAGGATTGCTTCCACGAGGTTCTTCTCCCTCGCATCTTGGCCAACCACGCCGCCGACTGCGGTGTCCATCCTCGCACGCAAGGCCGTACATTGCTCGTCCCAGTCTTCCGCAAGTGGGTAGCCACTGGCCTTGGCGAGGCGGTCGAGAATCTCGACAGGGTGCCGCGTAGCGTCAATGTCGGGGACGGACAAGGGCGGCATTGAGGGTACGAACCTGAAATGGGCCTTGCCTTCGCCGTCCGTCCATTCGAGGAGTTCACACCGATCCGCAGGCAGGCCTGTCATCGACATGAACGCCGCCGCGTACTGCTTCAGCAACTCCGCTTCCTGGCTCTGCACGGCCCCAAGGAACTGCTCGGTCAGCTTGTCGGCATCTGCACCCATTGCGACGGCTTGCTCCTTGGTGAGGCTCAGGCGGGACTCGGGGACGGCTACGGGGGCCGGTGCGGGCGTAGCTAGGCGGGGCGTGATCTTCTCGGGCATCCACGTCGCCGCTTGCCCAGCAGAGGCACTTAGCCGTCGCGGCATAGTTTTCTCATAGGCGGACCCCTCCGCGTCTCTGCTGGGGGCGGGCTTGGCGTCCTGCACGACGTAGTGCACCGGGTCTGGGTTGTTCTCGTAGATCACAACCAGGTCTCCCCCGAGGACATTCACGTCTGCACCGTAGATTGCATCGACTTGAAGCTGCTCGGCGATCGACGCCTTGGCATCCTCGCTCAAAATCAACGCAGGCTGCGCCGCCGTGAACCAGAAGGATACATAGCCCGTAACAGGTCCCTCGGCCTTCTGGAAGTCCACGCGAGTCGCCTCGCCTCTTGTCCGGGGAACGGAAACTCTGCCGCCGTAGGCCAAGCAGGTCTCTACAAAATGCCTTGCGGTCATACCTATGACGTTGGATTGTGCTGATTTACGCGGTGTGTCCATTATCTGATCCTTTTCCTACTGGGTATTCTACAGCACGCCTACGCGACGTGTTCAGGTGACTCTACTTCGTACTGCCTCTTACCGATCGTGATCCTCGTATTCGGCTCCCCCACTTTTCTCCATCCGGGTATGCCGCCGTTCGGATGCGTATAGAGGAACGCGCTAAACTGTTGCACCCTGCCGTCTTTTGCAGGTGCAAACTTGACGTATCCGTTCTCCCAAAACACCTCGTCCTCGACGTACCAAAAGCGGTGGCCTTGGTGGTTGACGGCAACGATAGTGCCTGGATGCTTGTCGGTGCCGACGTGAATCGTGATCCCCTCGCCGATTCGAGGCACGCCTGCGGTCTTGATTGCCTCTTCGGTGCCGCGCGAAAGACGCACGCGGGGGAATCTCTGCGGGGGACTGATCGGTCGATCGCTAGTGCTCATTCTTTGTTCTCCAAGACAGTCTAGACCGCCTGCTCGGGCAGGTAACACAGAACGACGTAGGACAAGAGCATCAGGGTCCACCACCGACGCAGTTCGCAGAACTCAATGGCTATCCAGTGTGGCAGTCGTCGCATACGTCGTTGCCTCCCTGGCTCTCGTGGGCCTCTGAACTCTCGCACCACCACCACCCACACTCCTCGCAGAGGAAGATGTCGCCCTCGACAGTCAATCGAAGACTCCGCATCCTCTTCGTCGTAGCCGTCGTAGCCGCAAACCTTCATCGCCTCAGAGAGTGTTTGGCACGTTCCTTGAAGAAACTCGGCTACCTCGCCAAGCTGTTTGCTATTGAGTTTTCCTCGCGGGGCAGGCACCGAGTCACCTCCTGGCTACAATGAGAAGCATCACGACGAACCAGAGTAGGCCAAGGACGAACGTACCGATCTGCGCCGAGACGGGGGGCTTTGGTCGTGGTGGTGTCACTGGCTGTCCTTTACTTCTGCTAACGTCCTCGCGGCGGTTCCTTCGTTCTCCGTCGCTGCTTCTTATCAATGAATCCTAGGTCTGCCGCTTCGTCGGCAGTCATCACGTCGATGGCTGCCTTGATCTTTTTCAACGCTCGCTTTTCGAGAATGTATACGCGGTTGCGACTGAGGCCCAGTCGCTTTGCTACCTGCGTTTGCGTCATCCGTGGCCGCGTTTCTTCGTCGCCTTTGGGTTGGTTGGTCTTGCTCATGGGCGTTCCCCCAACACCCCCATGAAGGCCAGCAAGCCGAGTGCCTGCCCTGGGGTCAGGGGATTGCGGTGTGGTGGGGGTGGTGAGTCATGTACTTTCAAAGGGTGGGGTCCCAGAGGTTCGAGGTAGTCATTCCTCGATCGTATCTTGTTCCTCGGGCCCTGTGCTGAAATCACGTCGGGCGTAGGGCAGAATCCGCAACGGTGGATTGTTCGCACGACGTAGCCGTCCGCGTCGGCCTCTGCGGGGATCGGTCGCCAGGGCGGGGAACCGCCGTACATGCGTTGCCGGTACCGTCGTACAGGCTTACAGGGATTGCCGCAGTGGGGGCAGAGGATCATCGGTAGTAGTCCCGTAACTCCTTACGGAGTCTCAAGGCGTCTAGTGCCTTTTGTGTGTCCACTGCCCGCAGCAACACCACGATGTCCGAGCATTGCGCCTGGTCGAGCGTGACGCTCGGCAGACCTAACGCACCCTCGGCACAGTCGCAAAGGTCCGTAAGTGTTGCCAGTGTGCGCAGTCGGTCGCGTACTCTTGCGTCTCGCTCTGCTTTTATTTCTGCCGATCGTTCTGCCGTGATCTTCATACGGTGTACTCCTGTGCTGCTTGAACGGTTGGCACATTGCCCACCTAAACCAGCCCATAGCTGCTAGGCTAGGGACTGATAATAAGTCAAATAACCAAATAGGAAATATCGACGCCTTTTGTCCTCTCTTCTTCTGAGA